GGCGGCCGCGGTGACGAAGTCCTGCACGCCCTTGACCGAGAACTGCGCGCCGAAGGCGGCGGCAGAGGCGGTTTCGAGATTGCCGGCGGCCAGGCGCGAAGCGGCCTGCGTCGAGGTGGCCGCCGCCGGAAAGGCCAGCTCGCCGGCCTCGACGAAGGACAGGCTGACGCGCGCCAGGCCGAGCGCGGCGTCGAAGGCGACCTTGCCCAGATCCTTGAGCGCGACGGTGACCGTGCCGAACCATGGATGGATCAGCGTGCCGGGCCCGGAGGTCTCGAGCGCGGCAAGCAGCGTGTTGGCCTGGGCGATGTAGTCGTCGCCGATGAGGAAGGCGTCGAAGCTCATCTCGCGCGTGCCGCGGCCGAGATCCTCGACGTAGGGCTTGTCGCGCTGCGGGTACTCATGCACCTGCGTGCGGCGACCGGCAGCCAGCTCGGTGGCATTGACCTGGAAGGCGACGCCGCGGAACGAGGCCGGGCGCAGGGACTCGGCGCGTTTCTTCTTTTCCGCCATCACGGCATCCCCGTGGCGTAGCTGCGATAGCCGACGTCGGTGTTGACCGGCACGTCGCCGGCGCGGGCCTGATCGACGCGCATGCCGGGCGGCGCGCCGGTGAAGCTGACCTTGATCTCGCCGCCGACGCGCGCCTGGCGTGCCGCCACGAGCGACGGGCGGTCGGCCGTCTCGGCGTGAGTCTTGTCGTAGATCCAGCCGCCGAGGGTCTGACCCTTCTCGCCGGTGGCGCTCTCCATGCCGGCGTTGATCTTGTCGTTGATCCAGGAGCCCGCCGCATAGCCGGCTACGCCGGCGGCCGCCAGCAGGCCGAGCTTGGCGATCAGCAGCCCCACGGTGCCGAGCATGGTGACGCCGCCGGCGTTGGCGAGGACCATGGCCGTCGTCAGCGTCGACAGGGCGCCGACGGCGGACGGGATCGCGGTGACGGCCAGCGTGCCGAGCCACCAGGTCAGGCGGCCGACGGCGCCAGCCATGCCGAACAGCGCCATGATGGTCTGCGCGTTCATCACGACGGCCAGCAGGATCAGCGCATTTCGCGCACCGCCGACCATGTCGACCAGACCGCCCAGGCTGCGGCCGAAGCTGCGCACGCTCTCGATGACGCCCGGCCAGTCGATCTCGCGCAGGCTGGCGACCAGGTCGCGCACGAAGTCCTTGACGCCGGCGGCGACCACCTGGCGGTTGGCGGCCGACCACTGGATGAAGTCTTCGATGATCGGGCCGATGACGGGCGCCAGTTCCTTGGCGATGGTCATCTGGAAGCCCTTGGTGACCATGTGCAGATCCTTGAACTGGTCGCCGAGCTTCTTCGCGCCCTTGATGTCGTCGAAGGACATGACGCCCTTGAGCCGCTTGAAGCGTTCCAGGCTCTCGGTGATGCCTTCCGAGCCTTCGGCCAGCAGCGGGATCATCTCCTGCCAGGTCTTGCCGAACAGCGCCATGCCCATGCGCGCCTGCACCACCGGGTTCTTGTTGCGCTGGAAGGCGTCGGCCAGCTGCGGCAGGATGTCCATGCCGCCCTTCAGCTCGCCGTTGGCATCGCGCATGCCGATGCCGAGCTTCTTGAACAGCCCGGCCAGATCCTTGTTCTTGCCGGCCGCGGCGGCGCCGATGTTTTTGTTGAGCTTGCCGATGCCGCCCTCGAGCGCCTCGACCGGAACGCCGGCCTGCTCGGCCACGTATTTCATGCGTTGCAGCTGCTCGACCGACATGCCGGTGCGCAGGCTGGCCTTGTAGATCGATTCGCCCAGCTCGGTGAAGCCGACCACGGCGTTCTTGATGCCCATCACCGAAAAGCCGGCGAGCGCGGTGCCGATCAGCGCGAACGGCAACCCCACCTGCCCGGAAAGCGTGCCGGCCGATTTGCCGACATCGAGCAGGTATTTGCGCGTGGTCTTGGCGATCTTGCCGACATCCTTGAGCGCCTTGACCATGCCCTCGGAATTCGCCGAGAGGACCGCCTTCAGTTGCCAGTTGTCGGACATGGGTTAGTCAGCCTCGGGTTGCGATTTTTCGGCAATGCGTTCGGCCTGGCGCTCGTAGAGCAGGAAGCGCTCGAGCGTCAGGGCCAGGATGGCGGCAGGGTCGACCTGCCAGAAATGCGCGACGTCAAACAGGCGATCGGCGAAATCCTCTAGGCTTCGCCATCGCCGCTGTTGAAAAAACCCATGACGACCCCCTGGCAGCGGGTGAAGTCGGCAAGGGACAGGGCCTTGACGCTGGCCAGCGGGATGGCGCCCAGGCGGCTGATGTATTGGCCGATGACCTTGGTGCGCACCTCGACGCCGACCGACTCGCCATCGCTGCCGGGAATGAGCAGCGTGGGCAAGCCGATCTCCATGACGTCGGCGGTGGTCGGTTCACGCAGGGTGATCTCGCCGATCTCCTCGCCGTGCGCGGTGACCGGCTTGCCGAGCGGGACGGTGGCGCCGCTCACTGCCAGATGCCCTTGGTGCCAGCGAACTCGAGCTCGATGGTGCCGTCATCGCCCTTGACCGGGGCTTCGTTCTCGATGAAGGCGCCGGACAGGGTGTAGATCTTGCCGTTGGCCAGCTCGACCGTCAGCGTCATCTCGGTGTTGGTCTGCAACGTCGCCAGCGGGAAGGCCGGCACGAAGAGCGCGGTGAGCTTGATATAGGGCTTGACCACGGTCTCTTTGTAGCCGGCCATGCCCGTGCTGGACATGACGGCCTCGCGCTTGACTTCCATGCCGGGACATTCGAAGCTGCCCTGAACCTCGAGCTGCTCGCCGTCGACCTTGCAGTACATGGTGCCTGCGATTCTCTTTGCCATGATGGTTCCTTTCGGTGCGGGGGCGCCGTGCGGCGCCCCTGGGGTTAGGCGTTGGCCGAGTACTGCAGGCGGAACTGGTTGAGCAGCGCGAAGATCCGCAGCTGGTTGACCAGGTCCGGCGGCAGCAGGACGTTGAGCCGGTTGGGGTTGCCGCTGTCACGCTCGACGATCAGGTATTTGGCGAAGAGCGTGTGGTTCTCGACCAGGCCGACTTCCTCCATCGCGGCGTATTCCGCAACCAGCTCGCCGCGGATCACGCTGGGCGTGACGATGGCCTGACCGGCGCCGAAGCGGGTGCCGTCGTTGGCCAGCTTGTGGCGCGGGTACTTCTGCGTGATGCGATTGCGCAGGCGGCGCGTGATCTCGGTCAGCGTGTGCAGCGTCTCGCTGTCGAGGTAGCTCGGGTCGGCCTGCCCCCAGGTGTTCTTCTGGTAGGTGGTGATCGCCCGCTCGACGCGCAGCAGGCCGCCGGAAACGTAGCTGGTGGCGATGCCGTAGTTGAGCAGCGACTGGCGCTCGGTGAGCAGGAAGCGCTTGCCGGCGCGCGGCGCCAGGATGCCGGTGAGCGGCGTGGTCTGCGTCGGGCGCGCGGAATCGACATTGAGGCACACCGCATTGGCGCCACCGTAGGCCGCCGCGTACTCCCAGCACGGCATCGGGCAATCGACATCGATGGCGGCGATGGTGTGGTGCGGGTCGTTGCGCAGCGCGCCGGCGGTGGTAAGGGCGTTCAGGGTGCCCCGCAGTGCCGTGTAGCAATGGCCATACACCTGGCGGCTGTAGGCCCAGCGGCCGACCGAGTCGTTGTACTCGGTAGCGAAGGCGTCCAGGCTGGTGCTGTCGGTGTAGGGCTGGATGACGTAATCGTATTCGTCGTCGCCCATCGCGGTGATCACCGTGCCAGTCAGTGTCGGGTTGGTGGTGCCACCCGCCAGGAAGCCGCTGCCGCTGTACGCCAGCGCGATGCCGGTGGGCAGGGTTTCGCCGCCGGCGTAGCCGCGGAAGCTGTCCGAGATGGCGATGTCGTTGGCGGTGAGGCCCTTCCAGCGGCTGGTGAGCGTTACCACGTTGGTAGCGACGCTGCTGGTGACCGGCAGGTCGGTGGCAGCGTTGATCGCGGCATTGATGCTGGCGGCGACGGTGTTCTGCGCATCGCTGGCGCCGACGGCGACCTGCACGCGCTGGCCGGCGATGTACAGGTTGATGGTGCCCGCCGCCGTGGCCGGGCCGGTGACGGTGATGGTGCCGGTGGCGTTGGCACCGCCCCCGGCATCGGCTACCGCGATGGCCCACACTTCGCCGAAGCTGTCCTGCTGCCGGTAGGCGGCATGCATGCGCGCCAGCATGGAGCCGACGCCGAACAGCGTCTTGGCCATGTCGGGCGTGCTGACCAGGTAGGGCGTGTTCACCGCGGCGGTGCCGGCGGCGAGCTTCTGCCCGATCAGCAGGGCGCGCTTGTTCTGCGTGAAGTAGCCGGCCTGGGTGTTGTCCATTTCGGCGTAGAACAGCGGCACGCGGACGTTGGCGGGGATGTAGTTGAACGAGACGGCGCCGATCGCCATGCCGGCGAGGCCGGCGCCGGGATGCACGGCCATGGTGAGCACCAGGCACAGGGCGAGGAAGGTGAACAGGATCTCCCAGGGATGGCGAACCCAGAGGCGGATCAGGTAGGCAGGCATGCGCATGGCTTACTCCTTGGACTTCTTGGTGTCGGGGCTGACCTCGACCACGTCGCCATCATTGACGCGGCGCTGCCAGTACTGGGTGGGCTCGACGTCGCGGCCTTCCGGCGGCAGCGGCGTATTGCCGCGCTCCGGGTCCGGCACGCTGCGGCCCTGTGCGGGTTTGATGAACATGGTTGAGGCTCCTTGCAATTGAAAAACCCGCCGAAGCGGGTGACAGGTGAAACAAAACGCAGACGTCTGGACTACGGCAGGTTGCCGGTCCTGGGCACTCGCAGCACGCCATCGATGTGGCCGTCCGGCCCGCTGGCGGCGAGGTTCGGGTCGGCCGGATCGACCGGGTCGATGCTGAGGGTGGCGCCATCGAAATGCGGCAGCGCGGCCAGCTCGGTGCCCTGCCAGCCGTCCTCGGGCGTGATCTCCATCGGGGCGCCGAACTCGAACTGGTACCAGAGCCGCGCGCGGTCGAGCGCGAGCAGGCTGCCGCCCTCGTAATGGATGCCGTCGTATCGGCTGGTCGCGGGGTCGACGTCCGCCGCCACCGGGCGCCAGCCGAGCAGGGCAGCCCACAGCTCGGTGCGCATGGCATCGACGCTGTGCGCGCCGGTCTGGCCCTTCTCGTCGGCCAGGTTGGAGAGCGCGACGACGATGGCGAAGCTGTCGGTCAACGCCTGGCGCACGCTGTTCTGCGCGCGGCTTTCCTGCGGGTTGTCGTCGAGCGGGACGACGAAGGCGCAGGGCACGGCGAGCGCGACGT